GGTAGACTTCATGAAGAAGTCAAAGAAGCTAGCAAGAGCTAGCCCGAATCACACCAATTCAGCTAAGTCACTGAAGGAGTCTCAAGCCAAAGAGATTAAAATTCCTCGTGACAAACCAGCTGACACTGGGAAGGGAACGTTCTTATCAGAGGACGAAGCTGACCAGATCATGGCCAAAACATGGATCACAGTCACGAATCTCGTGCGATCCCTACGAGAGAGAGTGGAAGACGGATGGTTTAATCGCTTTAAGTCATGGTTCATGCGTATGGCAAGGGGAAATTTTGATCCCCACCGGACTCCCTTATTCAGGGAGAAATCATTCCCGCAACTTGTTACTTTCATGCAAAGTTTCGTTTCAGCAAGTAAGCGGGCCGTGGTTCAAAGTATAGGACCATATTATTATGATCTCCTGTACAAAGTTGAGGCACATCAGGCCGAGAAGATCTCCCCAAGGGGATGCTTTCCCGATGTTAGATCGGGTTGGATAGAGGAGTTCTTTGACAAAGTATATGCCCCAAAATTGAAATCTCCAAAACTTGACTCTGAAGCTTGGAAAAGAGTCATGCATCGGATGGCCACCCTATATCAGGGACCGACTTTGGATGTATCTGATATTACACGGAAGAAAATGTGGAAACAAAGTCTAGCCGAAGGGGGCACCCGGGGCGAGTCGGCTCTTAACACAAGTACGAATTCATGTTTTCCGGACTTTGTTAAGCACTGGTTTAAGGCACTTACAGATAAGACTGCCACTCTAGCTCAAAGGTTTGTTTCGATAAAGATTCGTAGACAGACAGACTTTGTTTTCGATAAAGTTCTAGAGGGAATGACTTGGAAGGCATTACTGCAATATCTACACTTCCAGGCCGTTGCCAATCAAAGAACAAACGTAGGTAGTGGGCCTCAAGCGAAGGACAATACCTATCGAGGTAAGTGGATGAGTAAGTTGCGTGGTGTAGTAGCCATGCCTAAGCTGGACACCTGTCTGGGTAAAATTTTGTACAGTGTTATGCTTCCAGCTATTAGGACCATTTTAAATTCAAATGGTGCTCCAGTTTTTCTGGGGCTTTTCCACCCTGCCCAAATTGATAAAGCTTGCCAATTGATATTACAGACAGCAAAGCGAAACGGCCGCACCGCATTATCAATTGACTATTCCGCATTTGACTCAACTGTCCCACCTTGGATCATGATCGATATTGCGTGGTCTGTAGCGAAATGGATGACCCCAAGGATGGCTAATTTGTGGATCGCGATGGTTTATGCCTTTGTATACCAGACTAGCATTATCAGTTTGCAAAAAGTGTATCCTGAAGCCGAATCAAGCGTTAAATCAGGATCCTGGCTAACTAATATGATAGACTCATTCGTTAATCTAGCAGTGCAGTTCTATGGCGAGGAGATTGGAGCGTACAAGTGCGAGACAAACGTTGTCCATGGTGATGACGGTATCCTCGACGGCCCTGGGGTTGGGCCTGATACATATCAGATCCCAGCTGATATTTTAGGACTTTCCGCGAATGCTGATAAA